ATGTAATGGGGCTTGACTTTGGATACAATCACCCTACTGCTCTAGTCAGAGTCTACTACTGTGACAATGATATCTTCATTGAGAAGATTATCTATGAGAGCTACCTCACCACTACTCAGCTGATAGAGAAGATGGATAGCTTGAATGTAGATAAGCACATAGAGATTATGGCTGACTACTCAAGACCTGAGATAATAGCAGAGATGAATACAGCAGGGTATGATGTGCATAATGCGAATAAGGTAGTAAAGAAAGGCATAGATAACATTAAGACCTTTGGAGTATTTTGTCAGGAGGATAAGCAGATAATGAAAGAGTATGAGAATTATAAGTGGAAAAAGATTGGTGATCAGATCATGGATGAACCTGTTAAATTATATGATGATGCTATGGATGCAATCCGATATGCTACCACTTACATAAGGCAGGAGTATTACACTGATGACTCTTACTATGCGTTCTAAACAAAAAGCAACTTTAATATAATATAGTTATGAGTGATACATTAAAAGAAATAGCAGATAATCTAGGAGTGACTACAATCAATGGTAGCTATCTTAGTGGCATAGCTGATTACTATGGAGTGGACCTAGCTACATCTACTGATTTAATGAGAGATATATTAACTGAGGTAGGAGGTGATCCTGCTACATCTACTGACTATCTCCAGGACATAGTGCTAGAGTTAGGAGGCACAGTGACTATCAATGGTAATTGGATGGAGGCATGGGAAGCCATTACATCAGGTCCACCACCTGCACCTGTTAATACTGTAGCACCTGTAATATCAGGAGGAACTTATGTAGGTGATGTACTTACTACTACAGATGGTACTTGGACAGGTAGCCCTACCTTTACTTATCAATGGTTTAATGAAAATGATGACGAGGATATAGTAGGAGCTACATCCTCTACTTATACTTTAGGTAGTGTTTTAGCAGGTATTGAGATATCATGTAAAGTAACAGGTACTAATGCTGCAGGCTCAGATACAGTTATTGGTAATGTTATTGGGACTTTACCTTTATCTGCACCTACAAATATAGATCCACCTGTAATAGATGGTCTAACAACTTGGATGGTAGGAATGACAATTTATTTTTATCAGAATCAATGGGACGGAAACCCTGTACCTACTTTGACTTACCAATGGCAAAGAACAGGTGGCAACATAACAGGTGCAACTAATAATACTTATTTATTAGATCCTGCTGATGAAGGTTATTTGGTAGGCGTAAAATGTACAGCTACCAATTCAGAGGGATCACCATTTGTATTAAGTAACACAGTATTAATAGAGCCATAAGATGCCTAGCACTACAATCATAGCACAACCTCAGGTACTGATGCCTGCTTACAATCCTATTAAGTATATCATAGATAATACTAATAAGAATGAGCCTGGCTTTAGATATATCTTTAGCATCTTTCCTAATAACTCTAATACTCTGATAGCTCAATATAGAGTGCTACCTACATATAGTACAGGTTATGGTGAGCAGGATATAAGTAGACTGATGCAGTCATTAGTGACATGGAATTTTGCATCAGGGCAAGTCAATGAGTCATGGTATCAGTATAAGATTAGACTAGGGTATGAGTATATAGATAATATAGACTATACCTCAGCTCTGACAATAGATGGACTAAATACTAACATCGCTTATACAGCTCATGGCTTTCAAGTAGGAGATCAGGTACTGATTGTACAGGCAGATTTAGGAGTAGCTAATCCTGCACTTGAGGGATTGCATACTGTAATATATGCTGCTGCTAATGACTTTACTGTCAATGTACTTTGGACTACTATTGGTGATCCTGATATTAATGGCAATGTAAGCTATGCTGATCAGAGAAAGACTCAGGTAATACAGGATGAGATTATAGAGGACCAAGAGGTATTCAATGGAGCTTATAGCTTAGGCATTTATGCTCAGGGATCATTCCCATCTGCAGATTATTTAGGAACTATAAATCCTAGCTTTGCACTAACATCATTGACTAATCTTAGTACCTCATCTACTGCAGCATCTATCACAGATAATATCTTCTATCTAATGTGTAGGGTATATATTGGAGAGACTTATACTCTTACCTATTATGATATGAATAATAATGTATTAGGAGTAGATGGTGCTTATAATCCTGCAGATGGTTTATATAATTTCCCTGTAGATACATCTGCTTATTCTATTACTGAGGATTTCTATATAGAGCTTGCTAACTCTGCTGCTAAATTTTACTACTACTTTAGCTATGATGGTAGATGTGCTATCAATGAAGATATACTATACTACTTAGATAGAATGGGATCATGGCAATCTTTTAACTTTCAGCTTAAGACTTATGAGAAAGGGCAGATAAGCAGAGAGATGTATAATCAGCATGTAGATGGACAGGTAGTAAGTAATGAATGGGAGTATAGCTCTGATGCTATGGGTAGCAGAACTTATAATACTAATGTATCTAATACCTTAGACTTGAATACTAATTGGATGGACCAATACAATGCTAATAGATTTCAGGAGCTATTGACATCTCCTCAAGTATTCTATTACAATGGCACTGACTATAGAGCTTGCACTATAGATGCTACATCCTTTGAGAACTTTAGACAGCGAAATAAGAATCTAATTAAGCAATCAGTAACTATTAAGCTAGCTCTTAATACTCCTATCAATGGTTAGGATACAACTTAGCACAGGATACCTAGATGTTAAAGAGGGTACATCATTCCCTCTGAACTTTAGTGTAGGAGATATCAGAGATATATCTAAGAGGACAGGTAACTTTAGTAAGACCATTACTCTAGTAGGTAATAACAACAACAATACTCTGCTCAATCACTACTATGATGTAAACATTCAAGCTGGCACTTTTAATATTAATACGCTCACTAGCTGTGATGTTATTCAGGATGGTATACCTGTTATGACAAACGCAACTCTTCAGCTTATTAACATTAAGAAGTCACAGCTCACATCAGCCTATGAGCAGATGGTGGAGTATGAGGTATTGATTAAAGAGGATAGAGGTACATTCTTTACTGACATCTCTAATAAGTATTTGAGTGACTTAGATTTCTCAGACTTAGATCATGTAGTAGATGCACCTGCTGTAATTGCTAGCTTTAATAATACAGTGACAGATGGCTATAAGTATGTGATGCCATTTAACATAAACAATCAGTATCAGCTAAATTGGTTTAAACCTGGCATATATGCTAAGACTTACTTTGATAGAATCTTTGCTAGCTCAGGATACTCATATACTTGGGATGGACTAGCAGCTGCTAACTTTGATAAGCTACTGATACCATACAATGGTGATCAGAATATAGTGGATTGGAATGATTATAAAGTAGAGGCAGAGAACTCAGGTCAGACTTTGACTGCTACACAGACTACTAGCCCTTATTGGTCAGCACCTCAAGTAGGAGCTAATATGAATGTCACTACAGGATGGACTGAGATATCAGATCCTGCAGGTATATATGATGCTAGCAATGGAGAGTACACTACTCCTCAATGGACTAATAATGCAGCAGGTCAATTCTATGAGTATTCAGCTAGGATTACAGGTACTGTTACTCTTATACCTAGTGTTATTAGTGCGACAAATTATGTAAATTACTATGTAAAGTTAGGAGCTAAGATAGCAAATAATGGAAATTTTAGTGTAAGATGTACCCCTATATTTTTTGATGGTACAGGCTCAATATCTACTCCTACTAATATAGGGAGCTTTGACAATATACTAACATTTCAAGGTGCATTCAATGATGTAGATCAATTAGGTATAGACTATGCAGATATACAGCTATTAGTATTAGGAGTAGAGGCTATAGCTGCTGATGTAAATGGTGAGGATATACCTGGTCCTTATGGTAATGGTCAGCCTTTTTGGGTAAGAGCTATTTCACCATTAGCAGGACCATTTACTCCTCCTCAGATTCAAGTTAATGTAACAACTTTAGAGCTTACTATCAGACCATCAGATAACATCCCATTGAATAGTGGTGATGTGTTTATGAATACATTTATCCCTGAAAAGATTAAGCAGTCAGATTTTATTAAGAGTGTATTTATGATGTATAATCTATATGCTACTCCTGATATTGAGAATGAGAATAACCTAATACTAATCGCTAGAGATGAGTACTATGATTCAGGTAAGGCAGT